TCAGCACCAAAGGATGCTACATATATCTTGCAACAACCAACTTCTTACCTTCCGAATGCTCAAGCCTCAAATCAGCTAAATAATGGTTTAATGAAAAACAAAGACGGCATTATACAAATTGCCGTTCCCGGAGAAGATTATTTAAGTACTACCTTGCCTTCAAGTCAATTATTCATAGGCAATAGCTCAAATATTGCAACTGCGCAGCAAACCATTACCATTGATAACCTACCAAATTTAGGCACTGCTAGCATTAACGTGCCTAATCCTCTTGATCCAACTAATCCGATTACAATTTCAGGAGGTAAAATCTGGCACGGCACTGATAACAACAGACCCGAAGAATCTACGGCTTTATTAGTTGTGGAAGGAGATATTGCCTTAATTAATTTCAGGTTCTTTAGCGCTAATTTTATTCTTGGAAAAGGTAACAGCGTACTGCAAACATTAATGCCGGGTTCACAATTTCTATCAAATCTACCAGCAGGTTCCTGGATGCAGACGAGTAGCACAGGAACAGGAGCAATTGTAGCAGCTACCATCCTAGAGAATCAACTATTGATGGGTGGTTTAAATAATGTGCCGGAAGCACGTCAAACTATAGATATTGCTAACCTACCATCCTTAACTGATGGAAGAGTCTGGCAAGGGGACGCGGCAAACAGACCGGTAGAAATCCAGTTAAACCTTGCTCCAACCGATGCTACTTACATAATAAAAACTCCGAATGTCAATTTACCTGAAGCACAGGTTTTAGAGGAACTGGGGATAGGAATGGCCAAGATTGTTGCTGGCGGTGCTTTTGCTATTGCTATCGCCGGAGAGGATTATGCAACTATCCAGCAATTAGAAGAAATAGAGCAACAATGCCAGCAGTACGCAGAGCAAGCCGCTACTTCAGCAGGCGAGGCGGCAACGAGTGCAGGTGAAGCTACTGCATCGGCGGCAGAAGCAACAGGAGCGGCCGCTGCTGCTAGCGGTTCGGCTACTGCAGCGGGTCTATCGGCAGCAGGAGCTCTTGCTTCAGCTGGTGCAGCAGCGCTTTCAGCAGGTAGTGCGTCAAGTTCGGCATCTGATGCTTCCTCGAGTGCCTCCGATGCCAGTCATTCTGCTAGTAGCGCAAGTGGATCAGCAACTAATGCAGCAAATAGTGCAACTGCTGCGCAAACTTATTTAAATACTCTTTTAAACACCGGATTAACCTTGCTGGGAGATGTAACCGGTAGCGGATTATTAAGTAATCCGATTGTGACAACATTTAAACCTAATCCGACATTTACCGGTAATGGCTCAATGACTATGCCTGCAGGTAACAGCATGCAAAGACCTACTACCCTAATTCCTGGAATGATCAGGTTTAACACTTCACTTTGATTTTATGGTAAAATTTATTAATTATAGGAGGAGATTTAAAATGACCGATAACTTAAATGACAAGAATTTAAAAGCACCATTACCGACATCTACCGGAAAACCGGAAGTTACTGACGGCAGCAACTGGTTTACCCTTGCTACTGAAAACTGGGTTTTAAACACCATGGGTAGCGTTCCTGCAACTCTTGTAGCTACTACGGCTAATTTAACGGCTACTTATGCTAATGGTACTAGTGGGGTGGGAGCTACTTTAACTAATTCAGGAACGCAAAGCACGCTTGTTATTGATGGAGTTACTTTAGCCTTAGGTAACAGGGTTTTAGTTAAAGATCAAACAGCTGCCTTACAAAACGGAATATATACAGTAACTAATATAGGTGGAGCTACTGTAAACTGGGTATTAACAAGAGCTACTGACTTTGATTCCCCTTCTCAAATGACTAGAGGCAAGACTATTGATGTAATTAGCGGGACGGTAAATGCCGTAACATCATGGATGCTTACTTCAACTGTTGCAACTGTCGGCAGCGATAGCATTACCTTTGCTAAATTAGCTCAAAGTGGTATTACAAATATTTTAGGAACTACGAATCAAGTAATTGTTACTATTACTAATGGAGTTGCAACGATAAGTCTTAGTTCTAACCCTGTATTACCTGGCACTGCATCAGTTACTATCCCAACTGGAACAACCGTGCAGAGACCATCTACTCTAACTGCCGGAATGCTCAGATTTAACACCAGTCTCTAGGAGAGAAGTAAAATAGGTTTAAATAATGAAGCTTGAGTTTTTTGATGGAACTAGCTGGTATAGTGTTGCTACTGAAAACTTTGTTAATACTAAGGTATTTGATATCAACTCAAATACCAGCGGTCAATTAAATATCAATCGTTTAAACGGTTATCCGGCCAGTAGCTCTGTTTATTTAAGAGGCGATGGTACTTGGGCTACTCCCACAGGTAGCGGCACAGTAACCTCTGTAGGTATTGGTGTCGGTAGCGGTTTAACTGTGAGCGGTAGTCCTATTACTACTAGCGGTACTATAACAGTTAGTATCAGCAGTATAGCAATAACACAGATAGCAGGTTACAGTGCTGCTCCTACCGATACTTTTGTTAGAGGCAATAACACCTGGAGTAAGATATATTCAAGTATTATTAATTTTGATACCGATCTTAATAGCGGAGGAAAAAATATCAGTGCTCAAACCGGAACATTAATTGCCAATAACCTCGCTGCTTATAATTCAGGGGTAATTGTTTGTGGACACGCCCTTAGTGTGCAGGACACTGGCACTTATAAACCTTATAATGGGAGTTATGGTTATTTAAATTCTTCTGGGAGTGTTGGTACATCCACAGGGCAGAATCCATACTCAATCAACTGCAATAATAGAGTCAAGGCTTCCGAGTTTAATGCCGTTTCTTCCATTAAAACCAAAAATATTGAATCTTCAGGCAAGTCCATAGAAGAGGAGGCATTAAAGATATTTAGTAATATACCTTTCTTTAAATATAGTTATAAAGATAAAATTAAAAATGGTAAAGGTAGCACTTTTGGTGTTATTGCCGAACCTTTAAAGGAAGTTTTACCTGATTATGTTCTAGAGGACAAAAGTTTTGTCCCTAATATATTGCAGTCCTGTCTAATTAAACCGATAACGGAATATAGCTATTGCTTAGTGTTTAAAGAAAAATTAACCAATATTGAGGGTAATAAGCTACAGTTAATTTTACTTAATAAATCAATTGAAGCAGAGATTTTAAAAACTACTCAAAAGCAATTAACTATTTCCTGTTCTGAAAAACTACCAAAGAAAGGCTTTGCTTACGGCACTTTTGAAACCTGTCCATCAGTTACCAAAAATAAACTTTTTGAATTATCAATGGTGGTATTAAAAAACACCTTAAAACGTGTAGATATTCTTGAGAATAAACTCAAAGCTCTACGATTCATTAATAACAATTAGGAGAATTAAAATGAATACAGCTCTAAAAGACATAAGTACCAACTTAAATGACTTAAAATTAATTACCAGTACCCAAGTTGATCTATCCTATTTTAACAGCCTTGTAAGTAGCGTCTTTAGCGACCCAAGTATATATGCGAGTATCCAATCGGATGTCCAGTTCATTAATCAGATTGGAGGGCAGCTTTTTAACTATTTTACTGCTTCTGACCCAAATACTCAAAAAATATGGTATGTAGCATTGGCCTCAGGTTTAAATCAGTCAATTAATGATGCCAATAACCTAATTAGTAAAATTCCGCTAGATAACCCAAAAGGAGCTGATTTAACAACAGTTTTAAATATTTTTATAACTGATTGTCAGGCTATTTGTAAAATCATACCGCTTAATCAGCATGAGGTAGCGGGCGCAGAACTGGAAGATTGAATTAGTTAATAGAAATTATGCAAGTAATACGTATCTTATCTTTAGATGGAGGCGGTATTAGAGGGTTGTTCTCTGCTACGTTTCTAGAGAATTTTTGTAATGATGCCGGAATTAAAGGTAATGAATTATGGAAATATTTTGATATTATTTGTGGAACGAGTATTGGCGGTATCCAGGGGATAGCTTACTCACTTGGTCTATCGCCTACTGACGTTATTAATTTATTAACGACTAATGCAACGAGCATTTTTACTATTAGAGCAGGAGTGAACCCTTTGCAACCTCTTGGTCCAGCAGGGTCTGCTACTTTAGGTACTGTGCTGGCAGTTCCGGGAGTTGATCCTTATATCTACAATCAGCAACCTCTCCGAGATGCTTTAAGTCCTATTTTAGGGACTACTCGCATGTTTCAATTAAAAACTAATACTTTGATTACTGCTGTAGGGTTTCAAGGCGGAACTGGTCCTAGCACGGATAATGTTAATTTTCCATACGGCGATGTTACAAGTAGTCAGTATTATCAATTTTCTAATGTTTTAATTCCGAGTTTTACTACCGGACAAAATTATACTTGTATTGACGTTGCTATTGCAACAGGTGCAGCGCCGGTATTTTTTCGTCCAACTCTGATTGGCGGGATGCCTTCTGATACCTTCTTCATTGATGGCGGTTTGTATCAAAACAACCCAACTAGCCTTGGTTATGCGTTCTCTAATATATTATTCCCACAGAACGTTAGCACTTGCATTCTTTCAGTCGGTACCGGATATTCTGATCCTGATATCGAAATAACGACAACATCAAATAACCTAAAAGTAGCCCCTAATAATGGACTCGGGTTACTTGCTAATAGTTTGAATTTAACGCTAAATGGAGCAACGGACGCAGTAGAACTGCAATTTAAACTGATGTCTTTATACAAAGGCGCAACAAATAATCTATCTTACTACAGATTCCAACGTTTTCTTGCGGATCAGGAATTAAGTAAACTCGATAACCCAACACCAGAAGCTATAGCATATTTAAAATCTGAGTCAAACCTCCAATATGGACAGGACGCCATAAAGATACAGCAATTTATTCAAAAATGTAATTTTCAAAAATAATTACATTTATACGATTTTTAAGAGTTATAAGTACTTATATGTTATAATAAAAAAGAAAAAGGAAACATATGGCAGACTTATCAAATATTACCGCTTTAAGCGGTCTTACTATTACCAGTGATCAAACCCTTGGCACTAACAATCCTAACGCTACCTTTGCCGTTAGCAATGTTACTACCGCTCAGAGAGATTTATTACAAAACGTTACTCCTTACGTAGTAAATGGAGTAACAGTTAAAATAAAGGAAGGAACTATCATTTTTAATATCAGCGTTGATAAATTACAAATGTTTAGAAATGGGGGTTGGGAAAGTGTTACAACAAATATAAGTACTGCTACCGGAGTTGGGTTATCTTCATCTCCTTTTTCCATTCCATCTGGCACGAGAGCTGCAGTTGAGGTAGCTGCTAATCAGGTAAACGGATTTATATATAATGATACAACCAATAACCAAGTCAGAGGATATATCAATACCCAATGGATGACTTTATTTACGGTTGCTACGACTGCTACAGGAGTAGGTCTTACTAACGGAGCACCTTTTGTATATCCATCCGGGCCAAGGGGAAACGTTGAAGTTGCTGCCAACCAGGTAAATGGGTTCACTTATTTTGATGTTACCAACACAGTTCTTAGAACCTATAAAAATGCCTGGCAGACAATTACCTCAGCTTAAAAAGCTTATTAGTAAATGAATTACACTACTCTCTTTAACCAGATAATAGCTTATGCCAATAGAGGAGGTAGCATTGAATTTGCTGCCGCCATTCCCTATTTTATTGAGATGGGACAGCAGAAAATCTGGAAGGAGCTAAATACCACAGGTTTTCAAAAAACTACACAGCTTAAAAAGTTTCAGGTAAATAATGCCACTATTGAAAAACCTGCTGATTGGCAGGAAACTATCTCAATAATTTATGGTTCAGCAGATAACTTTTTTATAAATAACGTTGTCCTGTTTCCTAGAAGCTATGAGTTCTGTATAAATTACTGGCCAAATGTTAATTTAAGCGACGCGGCTAATCCTCCCCTCTTTTACTCAGATTATCAACCGGGACAAGAAAACGTAAGTCCTTATAAATATTATTTGATCGTTCCAACCCCGGATAAAGAATATAATTACCAAATAACCTACATAGGAAGACCTAATTTAATTACAAATGACAATCAAACAAACATACTAACAGACTACTACCCTGATCTTCTATTTTATGCCGCCTTTTTAGAGGCTCTTATTTATTTAAAGGATGATCAGAGAATGCCTGTCTATACAAAATTATATCAGGAAAGCTTAACGTCTGCTAATAATTTGACCAAAGATCGTTACATCGATCGTAGTGTAAAAAGAGATATAGGGTAATTTATGGCTACGCAAAAACAGATATTTCCTATTATCTATAAACCGGGAATACTACGTGACGGCTGCCCTTTTCAAGGAAGCTACTGCACGCGGGGGCAATGGGTCAGGTTTTTTAGAGGCTGGCCTCAGAATATAGGCGGAATGAAAAATTATGTAATATATCTGCAAACTGTACCTGAACTGCTACCACCTAGCTCCACTCCAACCGCAGCTCTTATATACTATGATAGTGATGGGAATAAACACATTTTAGTCGGAGTTTCTCTTGTTACTCAGCAACATAAATATAGCCTAATAGATGCTACTTATAACAATATTGGCAGTCAAACCTTAACTTACTTTACAAAATTCCCTAATCCAACAAATACCTTAACCCAATTTGTAGTAGTAACGAGCATTATTAATGCTATTCCAACAAAGGTAATATTGTGTTTAGGGATGAAAAATTACACAGATATTAACAGTAGTGAGGCAATTAGTGCTATTTTCGTGAAAAGGGAAATTGCAGTAGAAAATACAGCTTTTTATAAAACAACTTTTCCTGATTTTGTTTATCAGGAAGCAACAGGAGGAATGCTCTACGCGGGAAGTAGATTATTTTATTACGGCAATAACGGACTTGTTAGATGGTCATCGGTAGCACAAGAAAAATTCGGCAAGAAAACAAAGTTAAAACTTCCCTTCCTGTTTTTTGAAGATAAATATTCCATCAATATTAGCACCGATAAAGTAATCTACGGCGCAGAATGGCGAGGAGGAGCAAACTCGCCGACTATAATCTTCTGGACACTCGGCTCAGTTGTTCTTATTACCAATACTACAGGTAGCAATAATCAGGTCATTGATGATCCTGATGACCTTTCTTTTAGCAAAAAAGTATTATCAAGAGATAGCTCCATTCTATCTTCAAATAGCGTAGTTGAATATGACGGGATATTCTACTGGCCTGGAACACAAAGATTTTTTGTATTCAACGGCGTAGTTCTTCCGCTTGAAAATAATCTTAATCGTCAGACTTTTTTTGACTCGCTCGATATGGGTAAACGTCAGAGGGTCTTTGGCGTAAAAAACGTAAGCAGAGATGAAATATGGTGGTTCTATCCTGAAAAAGGGAAAGATGCTAATGTTGGATGCACCAGAGCCGTTATTTACAATGTTGTAGATAATACCTGGTATGATACCGGCATAGAACGGGCGGCCGGTTATTTTGATAATACCGGCGGTAATATGTACACTGTTGGCAAAAATTTGAGTCCTTACGAAGGTGATAATAACAGTTACGTCTGGGAACATGAAGTCGGAAACGATCAAGTCAATCTTTATAAGGCACCAGACCAGCAAACTAAAGCTATTCCTTCCTTCTTTACGACTCCTATAATTTCTTATGCTACCTTTAATCCACAAAAACAGATAGCAGGAATTGATTACAACATAGGTATAGAAAGGATAGAGCCTAATATTGTCGGAACAAAAAAGATAAAGATGACTGTTAGTATCAATACGTATGAATATCCTGCAAGTACTCCTGTAACAGCTACTTATAACCTTACTATTGATGGAGAACTAGAAAGTACTATTAGACCTGCTATTAATGAACGCAAACAGGGAAGAAACATTAATTTTACTTTTAAATCAGAAGGTATCGGTTCCGGTTATCAGATGGGAACTACCTTTGTTTTAGCTGAAATAGATGATGGCAGGCCATGATTAGCGTATACCCCAAATATATTAGCATTAAATACTGGGCAGCTACTGTTTGTGATGATTATTCGGATTTTCCTCTTCCTGTGCTTCATGATGAAACGAAATGGGCAGCATGGGCAGAAACCTTAATCGGAATCGAGCCTTTTGCAAATAGAGGAGTACCAAGTCCCTATAAGGATGCTCGTAAAAAGGATGGAGAACTTGCTTTTAAAAGCTGGGAAGAATGGGCAAAAAAAGCCTATTTGGTTATGCTATCGCAGGAGAATAATTAGGATTAAATAACTATAAATATTTTTTTAACTTTAGCTGGAGTAGCTGTTTATCTTCATCTACTAAATAACCTAATTTGTCTAATATAAGGCTAATGTCCAAAGAAAAAATTTTTAATCTGATTTTTGAAGGTACAGGCAGCCCGGCTGTTGAAATATCCGTAATAATTACGTCATCAATCCATGAACTTTGTATTGCACTTGTAATCATAGCAAGTATACAATGATTATAATTCATTTGATATTCACCTGAGGATATTATCAAAGCAGGTCTTCTTTTAACTGTTTGTTTATCGGTAAAAGGAAAAGGAACTTTTACAATATCAAACTTATTATAAGTCATTATAAGCCTCTTCGTCTTCTAAAGATGACCATTCAACCAATACATTTGATAAAGAATCCAAATATTCATGATCCATATAAGGTAGTTTATTCAGTACAACCTTATCTTGCTCTATTTTAAACATAACTCTATCACCTTTCTTTAAATGTAAAAAATTTCTTACATTATGAGGAATAGTGGCTTGATATTTTTCAGTTACTTTTGATGATTTCATAAAACTATAAAAGTATGAGGTATACGTATTACTATAACAAAGTTATAATCTCCTTACAAGCTAAACTTACATGATTTTTTAAGTCTACAGCCATTTCGTGCTATAATAAAAAAGAAAAAAGTGAGCAGATCAATAATTGTGGCTCTAGACCTTGGTACTACTACCGGCTGGGCTACTCGCGAAGCAGCAGGTAATATAACTTCTGGAACAGCTAGCTTTAAAACCGGTAGGTTTGAAGGCGGCGGCATGCCGTACCTGCGTTTTAAACGATGGCTTACCGATTTTAAGGCACTACTTGGAGCTATTGATGCAATTTATTTTGAAGAAGTAAGAGCCCATAAAGGAGTAGATGCCGCCCATAAATACGGTGGATTTGTTGCTCATCTGACCAGCTGGTGCGAACACCACCAGATACCTTACTCTGGCATACCTGTTGGAACAATTAAGAAACATATTACCGGTAAAGGAAATGCTCCTAAGGAGTCCGTAATAATGGCAATTAAAAATAAGGGTTTTGCTCCGGTTGACGATAACGAAGCTGATAGCCTTGCCCTACTTGATTTTGTACTAAATTACCAAGAGAAAATTGAAGGTTAATTTATTTTAACTAATAATTATTAGTGCCTATTTCCTAGGCGTTACCGGTAAAGCCTTAACAAGCTTACTCTGGCAAACATAGTCCACAAAGTTATCAAGGTTTTTTGTGGATTAACTCCTTTAAATAAGCTGAAGATTAGTAGCAGAAATACGATTACTCTTATCTTCTTTACTCTCAAAACTGACTTTTGTTTTGCTCTCAATAGTATTCAAATTGATTTTTTTTAGCTCATTGATGTGCAAGAATACATCCTTACTTTTATCATCAGGTTTAATAAAGCCATAACCCTTGTCATCACTAAACCAAGAAATAACACCTGTCTTCATAAATACAAATCATAATTAAATATTTACCAAAATATCAGATTTAACATCCACTTAAAAGTATTTTTGGTTATTCTGCTGTGTTATTCATCTCCTGCAAATTTTTATTTAAAGCTATAGCTGAGTATCCGGTAATTTCTTTAATACGATGATTTAAAGCGGTAGTAGTTGCAAGGTTATTAGGATTTTCTGCTAATTTTAAGGCTAAATCCAAAAACTTTTTATCAGTTAATAACTTGGTCGCACCATATCCCCCGCCAAGAAGCTTGGCTGTGGTAATAGGATCATAAAACAATCCAAAAATTGCCGCACTAATCCCACCAGTAGTAGCTGTCCCTGATGGATTAGGAATATTTTTACTCTTTATAGCCATAGCTTTAGCAACAGTGCCTAATTTCTGTATTTTTTTAAAAGTCTCAGGAGTAAGCTGTTTTTTAATAGATTCAGAGTTCTTAGGATCGTTGATTGCTTTAGCAAGAGCATTATAAGATAGACTTTCAGTAGCGTAATTCGTAGCTTTACGGCCGAGTATATTTTCTAATTTTTCTCTTCTAGCTACATCCCCGTATAATTTATCGGCTTCCTTAAAAGCATCATACCACTCAGGATTAGTTTTACCATACTCCTCAATATCCCGTGAAATCGCTTTTTGTATTTTCTTAAGCTGATTTTTAACTCCCGCGTCTGTATCCCATTTTATAATCGAATTCAGGCTCTTTTTAGTCCCAACAAGTTTATTAACATCATATTCTTGTAATGGTAACTTTATAGGACCATACTGACTGACTATCTTTGATGCCGGTTCAATCTCATTTTTAATAGTTTCAAGTGACTGCAGGAGGCTTTTTTCATCAGGGGAAAGAATAGCCGTATTGATTTTAATATCATCAATGGCCTTTTTAAGATTAACCGGTAATACTTTTGCCTCCTGTGGTAATGAAGTCGCTACTTTATTATATAAACTGGCAATATGACCTTCTACTTCTGGTGTCCTTGATGGACCAATTTCATCTAAAATATCACTTAATACTTTTTGTGTCTGTTCTTCGGCAAGTGCATATTTATTTTTTAACTTATTACCAAAAATGGGAGCTTTCCCCACGTACTGATCGGCTAAGGCCGTTAATTTAGAGTCGGTAACTGCTGCAGCTGGTAAATCTATACCTAAATCTCTTGCAGCACGTGCTGCTTCAATATTCATACTCTTAGGCGTTAACCCCATAATTTTCATCGGTATTTTTGCAAGCGTCTGGCGAGGTTTTGTAAAGTTATTTAACAGACTTTTACTTTTAATAATAGCGGTAGGAGTAGCAACGCTAGATATCAGATCAGCGTACAAAGGATCAACTCCTGCTTCCTGCAGTACTCCCGATCCTCCGCCTATGCTACTGCCTGTTCCTATATCCTTGGCAAATTTGGTTAATAAAGATTTACCACCCCCTCTAGCTGCTATTCCAGCAGCATTTACTCCGGCACTAGTTGGAAGAGGGAAGCTCGCCGTAGCTCCTCCAAATTCTCCGGCTTTATATAAAATATTTCCTAAACTATCATTCTCCCGAGGTTTCATGCTATCTAAAGCCTCAAGTCCTCTACTTGCTGACTTAGCGATGAATTCTGCGGACTCTGGCAGGATTGGAGCAACAACTCCAGGTGCTACCTCCATAACACCTGCCCCGAATTGATCCGCTCCCTCCGCTAACCCGCTTCTCATAAAACCTGATAATGCTCCCTTGCCAAATTGACCGATCCTATCAAGAAAAGACGGTGGGATTTCTTTTGCTACAGCTTTAGGACTCCGGTATTTATCAAATACATCACTACTTTGGCTCGGTAATTGATCTCTATCTATATTTTTAGGAACTTTATATTTATCAAATTTACTCATTAACTACCTTCAAACCGTCATTATCCATGGCATCTTGCACCCAATCTTTATGAACCCAATCTTTTGTACCTGTTATTGGATCAAGCATTAAAACCCTATCGCCGCCGTTAGTGCTCTTATCCCCTTCATCAGCACTTATACCGAGCATAGCTCTTAAATCGTTAATAACGTTTATATTCGTTGCCATATCATTATCAGGCGATATCGTCGGTATGTGTTTAAATTCCTCCTGATTTGTGTATTTAAAAGCTTTATTCAATTTCCCGCGTAATACCTCACCTATTGCCCAAATCTTTGCCTGATCCGGACTATATTCCTGATTGCTGAATTTTGATCGGAAGTTTTTTGCCAGTAGCGACCTCTCTCCTTCAGAACCGAGGTTTGTAACTGTATTTTCTGCATGAGTCAGCATTCCTTTCAACTCTTCTAAAGCTTCTTGCTTTTCTTTCTCTTCTTTACTTTTCTTAAAATTATTTAATAAACTTTTCTCTTCTCTTTTATCTCTTCTAAAATTATCCAATAAATTATGATGTCTTTTAGTCTCCTCCAATTGCCTCTCCTGGAATTTACGATGCCAGGCTTTTTCTTCTCTGCTATCGGCTAAAGCTTGCTCCGCTCTTTGTTGCTGCAATATTTGATTAGCCAAACGCTCATTTTCGGCAATAGCTGTATCCTCGCTAGTATTATAAGCACTAAGCGCAGGATTCATCGCCCGCCCTATAACTCCTAAATTATTTTTAAAACCACGCACCCGCGGCTCGGCAGCTAAACCATTACCAAGAGCAAGTAACGCATTATTTATCGCTCTATGCTCCTGATCCCTACTCATCCCTAAATTGCTTCGGGTGCTGCTAATTGCTTTTGCTATCCCTTCATCAAAAGGATTCCTTCTTTCCGGCAAAACTTGCATGCGATTTAATATTTCGTCTTCCATAATAAAATATCTTTAAATAAATATAAAATTATTCCACAAATGGTCTAGGAGTAAAATTATATGCAGGTTGTACTAATCCTCCCCAACGTCTTTTAATATCTTGTATTGCACTATATTTTGGGTTATTTATGATTTCGCTAGGCGGAACTGAAAAATGCCTGTTCCATTCATACTGCCATCCTTTTCTCGGATCACTAGCACCTTGATTTATGGCAGCATCCATATTAGCTACAAGAGTATTAAACCATGCTTGTTTTTCCTGCTGTAATCTTGCAACTTCATTTTTTTCATGCTGCTCTCTTTGAATTTGTTTTCTGAATATTTCTGCCTGCTTTATCCTGTTCTCTTCAGCTATTTTAAAAAGTCTTTGCCTTTCCTCTTCTGAATTCATTTGCCCTTTTAATTGCATCATATCCTGATAGTATTTATTATATTGATCCCAATAATAATCAGCTCTTTTTACCTCTTCTAAATACAAAGGTAGATTCTTATTTAAATTACTGATTATTCTAACATTATCAGGTGTGTTATCCGGTACGCCTAAGGAATGCTTAAGAAAGGAATTAAAATCACGGCTCGGATTAGACTTAGACCATGAAAAAGCATTAACGCCATTGACGTTGGAACTGTTGTATAAATTATCTCTCTTAGCTGCCGCTTCTTTATATTGCTCTAATCTTTCAAGATATAATCTATTTAACTCCTTAACTCTTTCAGCCTCTGACATACTCTTTAAAACTCGCTGCCTTTCTTCTTCCTTCTTTTTTTGAATCTTAGTGTTCTCAAAATCAGCATAATTCTTGATGCCCCCCATATCCTGATTTAGGTTGCTCTCAAGCTCCGTTTCACTATGACTTACTGGCACAGTTTGCGCATATTGTGCCAAAGCATGAATATTTGGCCTTAAAGACGGCGTATAAACAGAGGGGTTACTACTGACACCGGGATTCGCAAAAATACTGCTAATTTCTGGGCTTACATTGTATTTTACAATATCGCTTCCCGCCCCTTGCGGCCATTCCTGATTCCTGATATTCGGACAATCCTTGCTGACCTAAACTATTTAACCGGTTTAAATCATTCATGTCACTTTTATTTAAACCGCTCATTCTCCCCCGAAGTACATCCTGGAGTAAGTTGTTTCTATTGCCAAAACGGCTTTTAGCAATTCTATTAATAGCATCCTCGGTTTGTGATAAATGTGATTGCGACCCGTAAGTACCTTTTCGTTCATGATCCATACTGATTCTAGCCTTTTCCGCTTTTAAAAGATGCTTGGTATCTGCATCAAGCTTGTTTACTTGTGGATCATAAATTGTAGGTAAATCGACTATAGCTCGCGAGCCAACATTCTCTCGCCCTATTAACGAGCTATAGAGGTTATCTCTTTCTCCCCTTGAGGAATCATTATAATCATGACTCAAATCTCCAAGTAAGCGATGCGATACCGCTAAATCTTCAGGCACGCTAGCAAGCTGCTCGCCACTATATCTCGGAGTGGAGCTATTATAAAGATTTAGTCCCTTCTCAAGTACCTTAACTGCAGCTGCTTCACCATAAGGCCCCATGTTATCAGGATTACCGCCACTATTTACTATATTATATAACGCCTTCATCTTTTGCTTTGGGGCATTTAATTCCTCGTAGTACTTGTTTTTATCTGCCGAATTTGCTAAATGCGAATATATATGTTGCTGATTGCCGAATTGCCCCAGCATATTTGTTAATCCCGCTCTCTTTGCCTTCTCAGCTGACCCTAGTGCATTTAAACTATTGCCAAGTCCGGAATTAAATTCAGATTCCAAACCCTTTGCATCATTACTTAAGGCATCTATACCAACACGGGATAAATCAAGCCCCTTATTCAAGTTCTTGTCAAACTTATTATAAAAACCGGTTTGTCTACTACCGGTTCTATCTCCAAACTGTTTTCCCATCAGCTTCCATCCGGTATCGCCTACCCGTCTTTGACCGGATGAAAGTATATCCAGTAAAGAGGTTTTCTGCCCCTCATTAAAACCTTGCGGAGTTCTATTAAAAACACTGTTTGCCTCGTGTGAATAAGGAGCAGGAGAATTATTAAACTGCTCTTCCAGCGTTCGTTTCTTCTGAGTTAAAGCAGACATCGGAACACTAGTCTTTCCTCTATATACAGGCGTCGGGTTAGATACCATTCGCCCTATATCACGATTAATTAGGCTAAGTGCTTGCTCTCGGAGGTCATTTAAGTTGTGTGTTTTCATATTATCCTCTTAAATAACTCTCTAAAGACTTGGAACGAGGAGGAAGATTTACTTTTCCCCCTCTCTTGTGCCGGCGGATATTTTCACGGAAACCATCTAGCTTGCGCGCTCCCGCTGCATTATTACCATCCCCTAAATCAGATACTGTCGATGCGTCAAATACATATTCGCCGTCGCTAAGCCTTGCATCAATTAAATCATCTTGCCCCCCACTATCACCGCTTAAATAACCTATAGGGCTTAGAGGAGAATAAATTTCTTCTGTCAAATAAGCATAAGGACTATGCGCGCTACCGCCGCCTTTCATTCTAACAGGATTGCCTTCATCATCCATATACTCAAGCCAGCGACCAGTTCTTGCAAATTCCTCAGGTGATACAACGCGCCGATTAATACGACCCATGTTCTTTATATCTTCATCTAACTGCTTGTTTTTCCGCTTTTTTTGTAAATCGGCACGTGCGGTTTCCAGAGCTTCATCAGCTTCAACCTCGGCAATAGTCCTACGACTTGCGTTGCGATATCTTCTCTCTTCCTCTGCTATTTTCTCTGGACTTTTTGGCTTCTGCCTACCGCTTACTTGCGCTGCTACTGTTCCAAGGGTTAGTAAATTCCCCGGCTGCGTTAAATAGTCTTTTGCATTATCACCAAACTTTTCTAGAAAACCCCTGTTATCTACATAAGGGTAGCCTGGATATTGCATTTGCGGATATTGTCCATACTGAGGTTGCACTCCACCTCCCATACCTGAAGAAAGTGCAGTTGCAGCGCTAAGTCCACCACTTACATAAGGATTACTTCCTCCAAGCCCAAATAATCCGCTACTACCGCCAGAAGTCCCAAGACCTAAGGCAGGTAATATTGCATTAGTAGTACCATAATTACTAAGGCTAGAACCAAGAGCTGTAGCTCCGAGCTTACTTGCTCCCCATCCAAGCCCTGATGCCATAGATGGAAGAGCTACTCCCATACCTGCTCCTTTTAAAGCTCCGCCGAGTGCACTCTTGCCTCTTGCTGCGTGCTGTGCCCCTTGACCAAGTGCGCCGCCTATAATACCGCCTATTCCGGGCGCAATCATGTTACCGATAATTGCCCCAGCTCCACCTCCTATTACACTTTTTATTGCTTTAAAAGGCTTTTTCCAAAAACTATATTCACGAAGCCCGGTAGCAGGATTTATCGTACCACTTCCACCTAAACTTTTTAATATATGAGCTTCTATAGGATTAATATGGGCAAGCTCGGTATCACCGTTTCTTCCGTGTCTTCGTATAAGATCGGCAAGTCTTGGTAAGTCCTCATCACCAACAGAGCCTCCTTCTTTAAAGGAATATTGCGCTCCTGTATTATCATAAGCATTACTGTAAGACATATTTGGATCACCATAACCTCTATCTTCATAACGAGAATCAGGCATTTGATTATCGCCATTAGAAACTATGTTATAAGGATCGGAATTATTATAAGGGTAGTTGTAGGTATTTAAATATGGATCGTAATTTTGCATTTTTGCCTCTAGTCTATAACAAAAATAAACGCTTTATTTTTATTATAGCAGAAACAATCTTAATCCATGTTTTTTCGTAAAAAGAAAAAAGGAGCTAAAAAGCTTAGCCCCTAAAAACAGGAAAAAAATGAGTAATTGATCGTGTGTTCACGTTAACATATTTTAATAAGCAAATCTAGGTGTATTTTCTAAACTTACGCTGCCTCTGGGCTTAGCGAATAATTATACTGCTTGTTAATCCATTCAATACAGGATAGTTGCCTTTCCTCCCCTAAATCAGCGATGCTTTCAACACCCGCTTTGCTACACCACTTATTTACTATCTCGCTTGATACATTATGCAGTTTAATAAGTTCTATTAATTCGGCTAGAGTTTCGCTCGGCTCTAGGTTTTTGACCTCTTCTTCCTGATGAGATAAAACAGAGTCAAGCTTGCTACTTATGCTAGCAGATTTTGGGGTTATATTTTTAACCTCCATTTCAAGATCGTTAAAATTCTTCCCCTCCATTTCCTCAGCTGTCGGATGCTGACTTACTATCTCAGGAAAAGCCTTACGTAATGCTTGCGCCTCGGCACATTTGGCAAGTTGTCCATATGGTCTTTTTCGCCACATAGTATTAGGTGTCAGTTCGTCTTTTTTAGAAGCATAGTTTTCTAGCCAGTATTCTTTAGCAGTAAATTCAACGATAGTATTATTTACCAGCTTTTTAACTGTTACCTTACACCATTTTGGATAAGTAATCTCAGCACCCCCTAGATTACATGTAACATCTTCGCCAAATTCAGGCTCGCTTACACCCGCATATTGATTACTACGTGCCGCCTGTATTCTATATAAGCCAACACCTGCCATAACTACGTCCTTGTACTCGTATTTGCCTGTAACGGCATTCTTTACACTCATCGGAACAATATGTACAGGCTTTTGCATTGGGTCTAATTTTGCCGCTTTGCAATAATCAAGTACCATCTTTATACTTTCATCTCTTGCTCCAGTATATAAGCTGTTTTTTAGTGCCGACCATATATGCTGGTCAATTTCATTACTGGTATTAACTGCTACTATGTTATTCATGGTTTACCCCTCTTGTTTAAATATCTTTATATTTTATTATTAACTGATAGCGTTTTTTTAATCTTTCTAGAAAATCAGGTTCAACTCCTTTATTTCCTCTTTCTACCTCAGTAATCCTGGATGGATAAGTATGCATATATTCCGCAATTTGAGGTATTGTTATACCCGCTTCTTTCCGCATTCTCCTTAATTCTTCTCCCTCTTCCTTTGTCAGTACCGGATATTTTCTTATCATCATTTAATTAAAAATACTCTTGATTGCTTAGTATAACTACTATACTTCAAATACAGGTCTTTTGCCTCATCTTTAAACCTTTTTAAGTCAAAAAATGACCTTGGAGTGCTATTCTTCCATGTAGCTATCACGTTACCGTTATTATCAATTAGCACATCATAATCTCGCATAAATTCCTGTATATCGGTCTTTAATTTTTCAATAGTACTTTGTATCCTACTTTCTTCTTCTTTTGCTCCTTTAAGCTCTTGGAGTTTTTCTATGATATTACTTTCTGCTACAATCTCTTGATAATTACTTTGCGGGAATAAGTTAAACGTATCCCTAGTACTCACACATTTAGGCGGTATCCTTTTTTCAATATGATTATGCCAGAAATTACAGGCTATCTTAATTAGCTTGTCTTCTAGGTCCTTGGTTCTCTCATAAGTATAAATTCTAAAATCCTGTCCTCCAATAAGAACAGCTATATCAACCTTTGGTACAGCGCAGATAGCAGCATAATAAGCTACTTGTACAAGATAACTCTCAGGAATCTGATCTGTTCCCTCTTCTCCCCATTCTTTGCCCCGAGTAAAACCCGCTGTCTTACATTCCAAAACATATTCTTTATCGCCAACCCACCTATCAATATTAGCTCCTAAAAACTTCATTGAAGGGTGATATATTGTATTTGGTTCTATTTCTATCGTCTGGCCAGTATCTTCACTGTAAGCCTTAGCAACAGCTTCTTCTAAGAGATTACCCCACCTCATTGCAGGGCTAGTCTCGCACCTAATGTCATCGCTGGTTTTATCTAAATATACGTCAAGAGCAGTCCTATAAGGGTTAAGTCCTGCTATGCTACTTAAATCAGTACCACCCAAATAGTTCTTACGCTCTCTTAACCATTCTTGCTTGTTTTTCATATTAATAACTTTATTTCTTTATTATTATAAATAACGCTTTATTTCTTCAAGCTGACCTAGTACCTTCTGTGGATCAAACAGTAAATGATCTTTTGCTACTGCCTGTCGTTCCAAAAATGAAACTACCAAGACACAAAATTCTCTCGGTACTACCACAAACTCATCATCAGTCTTTGACTTAATCCACATTGATAAGCTATGAGTTGAAATATCACCAACCATGCCCCAGAGAAGATTAGAGATTTCCTCCCGTGGAATAAACCGATCTTTTACAGTAATCATTTTATACCTCCACTCCTCTAGTTAGCGAAAAGTAAGAGCGTAATTCCTGATCAGCCGTGTAAGCATTATACTCTGCCTCCTCTATTGCCTGCTCTAGAGCTACCGGGTCGTATTCACTAGTATCCCAGTCAACACAGTAATCGTTTGCTTTCTCAAGCAAATACTCGTATTTATCAATATCAAGCATTAACCTATAATAGTCATCGCCGTAGATTTTATATGGGATGTTATAGAGACTTGCTCTCTCAATCTGCTCCTCTATAAATGCTTCTCTTACCCTTATACCAATTCTGGCAAATGTTTCTTTAGCAGAATCAGATAATTCTAAGCTTTCAGTTTTAGCCTCATTAAACTTAGGAGTTTCAGTTATATTAGCCGGTAATTGCTCTCTAGATTTACGGTTATTAAAGATTTCTACAGATATCCTTGCTTGCTCAAGATTGGAAAATACCTGCGTAGCTTCTTTTTGGGGCAGTAGCATCTTCTTTAAGTATTCTTTTGCTTTGGCAACACTGATTTCTTCTAAACTCGGCATGGTAGATTCGCAATTATCATGGCTTATTAACTCTATTGTACCATGACTTATACAATTATTGATTTTATCGTGATTTTTTCCACCTTGACATAAAGGTAGGGTTGAGATATTTTTCATATACTCTCCATTTATGGATTGGTTATTGAAAAGTAAGAATTGTTAGCTCTGTTAAACTGTTAATTCTTACGGATTATATAAGGTTTTCATTTTACGCCCTAAGCTCTAAACTTAGGGCGTTTTTTTATTGCCTTATGAGATGAGTATAGAGGGGAAAGAGAGTATTGTCAAGTATTTTATTTAGTTGTGTAAAATATTTTCTCTAACAGAATGATATTTTACTATATCTTCAAATTTTTGTGGTTTTAGTACAAAAGAGCTTAATCTACTCCCAGGATTATTATTTCTAGTGATAAGTTTTTCTTTTTCTAAAACTTTTAAAGCTGCATAAACTGCTGGTCGAGAGACTTTAGATAGTTTACTTAAATCTTTTATGTTAGTAATAACTATATCATCTATAGCCAATTTAATAAGAGTCTTTAATACTTCCTGATAAGCTGGAGTTAACAGTGCATAACTATCAATAGCTTTTAATAACAATTCTTTGTTGTCCATCTGATTTTATAAAACCTAAAAAGAAAATTTATAATTAATTTTACTTTAAATATAACACTTTTTACTCAAATTTCAATAAAACTCTTGATTTTATTAAAACAGTTAATATTCTTGTTTGTTATGTAAGTAAAAATTAGGAGGTAACAGAGAGGATTTTATAGGAAATATGTAGAATAAAGGAAATGAAAAAAGAAAGAGTGCCACCCCTACAAGACAACACCCAAACTCCACTTATTACAATTTGGAGTATAGTGGTATATTGTCTCTGCGTCAAGGCACTTTTTCTAAAAAATTAGAATCAATTAAAATTTTTTAGTAAATATGTTAACACAAGCAGAATCGTACCAAGACCAGCTATGCAAACTCTACTCATTTAAGGAAGAGAAATCACGTTATCGTAAGAGTTATCTTGAATGGGATAAGATAAAGAGAGCTAATAAAAAAGTTAAGCCTGTTCGTCAAAAATCTTTTTTTCTTAGTAGCCCCGCCAATAAATTACTTAGTGCAGTTATGGGAAAACTAATTAAAGGTGAAAGAGTATTACTAAATCACAAATATATTTCTACTTTTACATTCGTTGAAAGAAGACAGAATGTAAGAATTATTGAGGAATTAGAGGATATATTAAATATTACCTATCATAATTCTATTATTATTGATGGAAAAAAATATCGTCATAGTTATGAGTTCACTCATAAGAAGCAAAACCTCGGAAATACTGCTTCTGTAGAAAATTCTGTCGGGACATTTATGTCCCAACAAAACGACCTTCTCTATATATATAAAGAAAATAACAATATTGAAGATATAGATCTGGAATCTAAATTTTTACAAAATTCTGAAAGTTCTTTTTGTCCTAAAAAACCTGCTAAGGTTAAAAAACGACTTTTTAATGAGCGGAAAAAATTGACTAATGCCGAGCGTAAGGCAAGAATTTATCATTTTAACCAGTACAAAAAGCCGCAAGACCTAAAGCACCATTACCCATTAAACAAGGAGGATGGAAGCAAATTACAAAGCCTGTCAGGGCGGGATTTTACCTTAAATGCCATGAATGAAATACTCCTTTCAATGTCAAAAAGACGAGATAACAGGTTTTGCTCGAAAGCCCAGTTTATGGCATATTTCGGTAAATGTCTGCGGTTTGAGATGCGGGACGCTGTCAAAACTAGCAATGATAACTTCCGTATAAAAGCTAATATTTCCAAGGAAAAAATAGCAGAACCCAAGATAATCAGCGGAATTGAGGAAGTAGCATATGATTTAAAAAACAGAACCACTGACGGTTTTCAGCTATTATCAATTACTGTTGAGAATTTGCTAGTAAAAAGTAAGGCAATCATGGAATAACTGCCTTACCTACCTGAAAGTTGTCTACACTAAATCATAGGAATTTATACTGTAACATGATTTTAAATTTTTCCCAATAAAAAAATATCGAAAAAAATTAACTAAAAAA